GACAGAAGACTGCACTCAAACGTCATGCCAAACATCATACTGCAAAGCATATGTCTAGTATGAAAAAAGATATGATGGCAGGAATGTCGTTTACAGCCAGTCATAAGAAAGCTATGAAAAAAGTTGGCAAGTAATGGCTGATCCTAAAGTAGGTACTGGCAAGAAACCAAAGGGAACTGGTCGCAGACTTTATACAGATGAGAACCCTAGAGATACTGTATCTATAAAATTTGCCACACCTGCTGATGCTCGTGCAACTGTTCGTAAGGTTATGAGAATTAAGAAACCTTATGCTCGTAAGATACAGATATTAACTGTTGGAGAACAAAGAGCAAAGGTTATGAAAAAAAGAGCAGTTGTAAATATTTTTAAAAAAGGTAAAGATACTTTGAGGAGACAAAAAAATGTCACTTAGTAAATCACAAAGGTCGCTTCGTGCTTGGACAAGACAGAAATGGAGAACCAAATCAGGTAAACCTAGTACACAAGGGAGTAAAGCAACTGGTGAACGTTATTTACCTGAAGCGGCAATTAAGGCTCTTTCTTCCTCTGAATACGCCAAGACTACGGCTGAAAAACGCAAGGCAACTCGAAGAGGAAAACAAGTTTCTAAACAGCCAAAAGCGATTGCTCGAAAAACGAAGAAGTTTAGAAGTTTTAGCTAGGTTTAAGTAATGACATTTCTTCACACATTAAAACCTGAAGAACGAAGAATACTTCGTTTAGTTGTAAAGAGAGTTCATCTCAAGCATCACCCTGAACAATTTTGTACAGACTTAGAAGCCGATAAAGTTATTGCTGCTATTGGACCTGAAACAGTTGATAAGTTGTTAAGGGTAGGAAAGAACACAAAGATTGATACAGTTTAAATACAAGCCTGATGGAGATGTCCTTAAAAGTTTTATGAAAGATAATACTTTTTTTCGTGGCATAAGAGGTCCAGTTGGTAGTGGCAAGTCCGTTGCTTGTAGTATAGAAATATTTAGAAGAGCCTTGATGCAAGAACCTGATAAGTCAGGTAAACGAAAAAGCAGATGGGCAATCATCAGAAATACAAACCCACAACTTAGAACAACAACAATAAAGACTTGGCTTGATTGGTTTCCAGAACAAGACTGGGGTAAGTTTGCATGGTCAGTTCCTTATACTCATAATATAACAGCAGGTGATCTTGAGATGGAAGTTATCTTTCTTGCACTAGATAGACCTGAAGATGTTAAGAAACTATTATCTTTAGAACTTACTGGGGTTTGGGTCAATGAAGCTAGAGAAATACCTAAGTCAATTATAGATGCTTGTACTATGAGAGTTGGTAGATATCCTTCTGTTAAAGATGGTGGTGCAACTTGGTCAGGTGTAATCTGTGATACCAATAGTCCTGAAGAAGATCATTGGTGGTCAATAATGAGTGGTGCTGTGCCAGTACCTGACCACATATCTATTGAAGAAAGTCGTATGTTGATTAAGCCAGATAACTGGCAGTTCTTTACACAACCTAGTGGAATGTTAGAACAGAAAGATGATGATGGTTCTGTTATTGGATATGAACCAAATGAAAAAGCAGAGAATAGAAAAAATATTTTAGAATCTTATTATCCTAATCTTGTGCAAGGTAAAACAAAGTCTTGGATAGATGTGTATGTGATGAATAGACTTGGCTCTATACAAGATGGTAAGCCAGTTTATAATATGTTTGTTGCAGATACTCATGTAGCAAAAGAAGAAATACCAGTAGCAGATGGTGTGCCACTATACATTGGACTGGACTTTGGTCTTACACCTGCCGCTGTTTTTGGTCAAAAGGTTCGTGGTCGTTGGCTTATCTTACAAGAACTTGTAGCATTTGACATGGGTATTGTTAGGTTTGCAGAACTCCTAAGATCAGAAATAGCAACACGTTATGGTAATCTTGAGATAAATATTTATGGTGATCCATCAGGTGACTTTAGATCACAGACAGATGAAAGTACACCTTTTCAGGTTTTAAGAGGTGCAGGATTGATGGCTAGACCTACAACAAGTAATGATGTGTCGTTAAGAATTGAGTCAGTTGCTACAGTTTTAAATAGAATGGTAGATGGTCAATCAGGGATTTTAATTGACTTTAGGTGTAAAGAACTGATAAAAGGATTTGAGGGGGGTTATCAATATCGAAGACTCCAAGTATCAGGAGAACGATATGAAGATAAACCTCTAAAGGATAGATACTCACATATCCATGATGCTATGCAGTATCTTATGTTGGGTGCAGGTGAGGGAAGGCAAGTGTTAGGTATGAATAAAAAATTAGAAACATTTAACGCAAGAGTTGACTATGATGTATTTCAAAGAAAAGCAAAACCTGCAAGAAGACAAGGTTTATGGGCAAGAATGTAAAGGAGTAAATTATGTGTCTACCAAGTAGAAGTCCAAGTCCACCACCTCCAACTAAAGAGGAAACAGAAGCTAAACTAGAAAGAGAAGCAGAAAAAGATGTAGCTACTGCTGAAAGAAAAGATGCAAGACAAGATGTTCTTGAGCAAAATATTACAAGGCAAAGAAGAGGTACTGGCAGAAGATCACTCTTAAGAGGCTCAGGTGGTGGCATAGGTTTTTATAACGAGTATCAAGACTAATGCACGAAAAAACTGCAGACATAATGATTCAAAAATATGAGAAGGCTCTTGCCATTAGGCGAGAGTTTGAAGAACTCTATGATGAAATATTTGAATATTGTTTGCCACAAAGACAAGGGTTTAAAAATTATTCTGCAGGTCAAAGAAGAGATGATAAAATATTTGATGAAACTGCTGTAGTTGGAATACAAGAGTTTGCTTCAAGACTACAATCAGGATTGACTCCTAATTTTGCAAGATGGGCAGACTTTGTTACTGGGCAAGAAGTTCCTGAAGAAGAAAGAGATGATATTAATAATGCACTAGATGAGGTGACAGATTATGTATTTGAAGTATTGCAAACATCAAATTTTGCCCAAGAAATACACGAGTGCTTTATCGACTTGGCTTTGGGTACTGCTGTACTTTGTGTCATGGAAGGTGATGCTGTTAATCCTATTCGTTTTCAATCTATACCTTTGCCTCATGTTGTTTTAGATACTGGACCTGATGGCATGGTAGATCATGTCTATAGAGAACGTATGATGAAGAATGAAGATATTATGATTGCTTACCCTAATGCAGTCTTAACTTCTAATATGGTAAGTAGAATACAAAATAATCCTGAAGCACAAACTAAAATACTAGAAGTATCTTGTAAGCTATATGACAAACCTAATGAAGAAAGATATTCTTATATGGTCATAGATGTGGCTGATAAAGTAATGATTATGCAGGAAACATATGAAGGTGTAGGCTCTAATCCTTTTATAGCTTTTAGATGGAGTAAAGCGTCAGGTGAAGTTTATGGTAGAGGTCCTGCAGTTAATGCTTTAAGTGCAATTAAAACTACAAACTTAACTATAGAACTTGTATTAGAAAATGCACAGATGGCTATATCAGGCATCTATCAGATAGATGATGATGGTGTTATTAATGTGGATACAATAAATCTTTTGCCCGGAACTGTCATTCCTAAAGCACCTAATACACAAGGACTACAGCCAATTAGA